TTGTACGGTATTGGCCCTAAGAAAGCTGAGAAGATCCTGGCTGACTGTACAACTGAGGCTGATATGTATGAGGAATGCTTACGTTCCTACAGTGGAGATGAGGCAAGGGTCATAGAGAATGCTAGACTACTCTGGCTTAGACGTTACGAGAACCAAATATGGGAGCCACCTAAATGCGTTTCAGATCAGGCTTAGAGAAGAGGACAGCAGCCTACCTCAAGAAACTAAAGATCAAGTTTGAATACGAGAAGATGCGTATCAAATGGCAAGACCTAAGATTTAAAACATATACCCCTGACTTCGTGCTAAGTAACGGTATCATAATAGAAACCAAAGGGCGGTTCATTCATTCAGATAGAACTAAACACCTGATGGTTAAAGCACAACACCCAGAACATGACATAAGATTTGTATTCAGCAACCCTAACCAGAAATTGTACAAGGGTTCTAAGACTACGTATGGTGACTGGTGTGACAAGAACGGATTCAAGTATGCTAAAGAAATTATTCCTGTCGAATGGATAAAAGAAAAGAAAAGGTGATTGACAATGTTTGATTTTGATAGTAAGATTCGTGCTCTTGTCCTTAATTACGGACTAGAACTTCTGCTAGAACAGAACGAAATACCAGAGGAATTTGTGGTAGCTTGGTTAGTAGAAGAAAAAAGAATAGACATTGATGATTACTTTAATCTTGATGTAGAAATGGAAGAGTGGAAAAGGATAGAGGAATGAGTAAAGTAAAGACGTTAGATGAATACCAGAAGTTAGCTGCAACTACTGCTGTCTACCCTAAAGATAGAACCCTAGAGTATTTAAGTTTAGGTTTAGCAGCTGAGGTTGGTGAGCTGACAGGTAAGTTAGCTAAGTGGTATCGTAAGGACAAGGCATACCCACATGGTGAGGTACTAGATGAGCTAGGTGATGTACTATGGTTTGTCAGTGAGTTTGCAAGGTCACACAATGTAAGTTTGTCATCACTAGCACAAAGGAATATAGATAAGTTGGCAGATAGATATGAACGTGGTGTCATCAAAGGGTCAGGAGATAAGAGATGAGAATACTAAAAGCTTTTGGCCGTTGGTGGTTCAGGTTTATTAACTACATGATCACATGGCAACTACATAGGGATGCTGTTAAACATCTAAACAAATTGACAGACAGAGAGTTAAAAGATATAGGTCTGACAAGGGGTGAGATAGATCGTATGATCTGGTTTAAAGAAGACAAACAAGATAGGGGAACAAAAGAATGAACAACTACTTACCGACAGACTACCAATCATTCATACACAAGTCACGTTATGCTAAGTACTTCGAGGGCAAAGGACGTGAGTCATGGGATGAGACTGTTGAAAGATACTCAAAGAATATTGTAGGTAAGCTTGTAGATACTGTCACCAGGAAAGAACTAGAGACAGCTATCCTAAGTTTAGATGTAATGCCTAGCATGAGATCTTTAATGACAGCAGGTAAGGCAGCTGAAAGAGATAACACCTGTATGTATAACTGTAGCTACCTAGCTGTAGATGACATCAAAGCATTCGATGAAGCTATGTTTATCCTGTTGTGTGGTACTGGTGTAGGGTTCTCAGTTGAACGTCAGTCAGTGCAGAAGTTACCTGAAGTACCTGAGTTGTTTGACAGTGAGACTAACATCGTTGTCAAGGACAGCAAGGAAGGTTGGGCTAAGTCTTTACGTCAACTTATTGCATTACTATACAGTGGTGAGATACCAACATGGGATGTATCTAAGGTACGTCCAGCAGGTGCTCCTCTGAAGACATTCGGTGGTAGAGCATCAGGCCCTGCACCTCTGGTTGATCTGTTTAACTTTACCATTAAGACATTTAAGGATGCACAGAATCGTAAGCTGTCCTCTATAGAATGTCATGATGTTATGTGTAAGATAGGTGAAGTAGTTGTAGTTGGTGGTGTACGCAGATCAGCAATGATCTCTTTGAGTAATCTATCAGATGACAGAATGCGTCATGCTAAGTCAGGTTCATGGTGGGAAAACGATCCACAACGTGCTCTAGCTAACAACTCTGTGTCATACACTGAGAAGCCTGACAGCTTATCCTTCATGAGAGAATGGATGTCTCTTGTTGAGTCAGGGTCAGGTGAACGTGGTGTTTTCAACAGACAAGCATCTAAGAAACAAGCAGCTAAGAATGGTAGACGTGATGCTGACAGAGACTTTGGTACTAACCCTTGCAGTGAGATAATTTTAAGGCCGTCCCAGTTCTGTAACTTAACTGAAGTTGTAGTACGAGCAACAGATACTTTAGACACACTCTCTGAGAAGGTACGGTTAGCTACAATCTTAGGTACTATCCAGTCTAACTACACTAAGTTCCCTTACCTACGTAAGATCTGGAAAGATAACACAGAAGAAGAGAGACTGTTGGGTGTGTCACTCACAGGTATCATGGACAATCCTTTGATGACCTTGAAGAACAAAGGTTTATCTAAGACCCTTGCTCACCTCAAACAGATAGCAGTAGATACAAATGCTACATGGGCTAAACGATTAGACATACCTGTATCAACAGCTATTACATGTGTTAAACCATCAGGTACTGTATCACAGTTAGTAGACAGTGCATCAGGAATACATGCTAGACACTCTGAGTATTACATCAGGACTGTAAGAGGTGACAACAAAGACCCACTGACAAAGTTTATGATTGATCAGGGTATACCTAACGAACCTGAAGCATTCAAACCTGAGCAGACTACAGTGTTTAGCTTCCCTATGAAAGCACCCAACAAGGCTGTGGTTACATCTGATATGTCAGCTATCGAACAGTTAGAGATGTGGTTAGCTTACCAACGTCACTGGTGTGAACATAAACCATCTGTAACTATCAATGTTAAGGGTGATGAATGGTTTGAGGTTGGTGCATTTGTTTACAAACATTTCGATGAGATGTCAGGTGTTTCGTTCTTACCTTACAGTGAGCACACATACCAACAAGCACCATACCAAGAGTGTGACAAGATCACTTACTTAAAAGCATTGGGTAGTATGCCTAACAGAATTGATTGGTCATTACTTTCTGGTTACGAGAGTGAAGACAATACATCGGGTAGCCAAACCTTAGCTTGCAGTGGTGACAGCTGTGAGATCGTGGACTTAATATAGTACCTAAAGAAAGGAAGTATAGATGAATATATTAGTAGGCATTGCACTTACAATGCATATAGAAAATCGAGATCCAGAACCGTGTAGTATTTGTGAAGTAGTACCTTTTAGTGAAAATTCTAAAAGTGATTATAATAGCCTTCACCCTCACATAAGGATAGAGGAAGGACACTTTATTGCTGGGGCATACTTAAACAATGAAGGAAGTATAAGTCCGTATATAGGAAGTAAAGTTTCTAATGAAACAGGTTACTTTGAGTACGGACTTGTGACAGGTTATAATATAGATGAAAGTATATTACCCTTTGCAAGACTAGGTTTAAAGCTAAATGAAAATAGCTCTATATTTTTTGCACCCTCACTATACAAAGACAATAAGTATAGTTCTGTAAAGACAGGTGCTGTGATTGGTTTAGAAATAATGCATTAAGGAATATCATGTATACTATAATAACAAAAGACGATTGTCCTTTCTGTGGTTCAGCCAAGGCTCTACTTGACAAAGCCAACCAAGGTTACACAGAGTATAACGTACAATCACAGAGTTCTAAATGGATCTTGACATTACTAAAGAGTTCAAGTATCAAAACGGTACCACAGATATTCTCATCAGACGGTTCACTCATAGGTGGTTACTCAGATCTTAGAGTGTTCTTAGACCCTAAATTTACGGAAGGAAAGATATAATGGCAATGATTAGAAAACCATTCAATAGGGCATTGTATGAAGCATACGATGGTAAAGCTAAAGACAGACTAGAAGAGTACTTAGAGAGTGTAGGCCATACCATTGTCAGCACTAAAGAAGATTTCAATGTAGATATTGTATCACAAAAAGGTGACTACACATACTTCAATGAGGCTGAAGTTAAGACAGGATGGAAGGGTACTTGGAACCCATCATGGGCTGAGATAAGATTACCTGAACGTAAGGGTAGGCTTGTCAACATGTACAAAGACAAGGGTGTACTTAACTTCTATATCTTCAGGGCTGACATGCAACAAGCCTGGAGAATTAAGGATACCCTACTTACACAAGAGGGTTTGAAGGAAGCTAGAGGTAGATACATAGCCAAAGGTGAGAAGTTCTTTCACATATCTTACAAAGATGCTGAACTGATTGACCTACAGAAGGAAGCTGCATAATGGCTAAGTGGAACCTAGATGCTGTACAAGATGAAGTTCAACCTGACGTTGTCAACCAACCACCACACTACGGTAATGGTAGAATAGAATGCATAGAATATATGAGAGACAACATGGATCACATGATGTTCATGGGATACCTAGAGGGTAACTGTAAGAAGTACCTACATAGATTCAGATACAAACAGAAACCTTTAGAAGATCTTCGTAAAGCTAGATGGTACTTGGATTACCTAATAAAGGAAATGGAAGGTGAATAATGTTTACGCCTATTATATTGATGTGTTACTTGGAGACAACAACCTGTTTAACTTCAACTGACCAGACAGTCTATGACAATATGGATGATTGTGAATACAGTCTAAGGATTGGTGTAAGAGAACTACTCACAATCAAAGACTGGAATATAAAAGCATTCCAATGTTTAAGCTGGTACATTGATACATAAAAATTAAGCCCCTTGGATTTCTCCTTGGGGCTTTACTTTATTTCTTTTTCTTCTTCTTAGAATCTTTTAGTGCCTTAGCTGTCGGAGCACCTTTAGATCCTGGTTTCCTCATCTTCTCACCTGACCCAGATGCTATCCGTTTTCTCTTAGCATGTATGTTTGCCCATAATCCTTTAGCCATTACCACTTCACCTTGTTTGCCCAGTAAGCAGCACTCATCTTACCTTTTTTAATGTTCTTAGCATGACGTGCTTTGAATGCTTTGTTTCTAGCTGATCCATCAGGGCTACCTTTGACACCCTTCTGTCCAAACCTTATGATTTTCTCCTTACCATTAGCACATGCTTTGACAACATGAGACTTTGTCTTGTGTCCAGATGTAGCTTTAGGAGAGTTACACTTCATCTTTGCTTTGTTAAGTTTACTTGCCATAATATTCTCTCATTACTTTAATGGATTGTCAACTAGGGAATCATATGCTTTCCATATGTCATCTATTTCCGTTTGGTATTTGTCAAGCTTATCACCCAAACTATCAGTGATCCCAGACGATCTCTCAACTTGACTACGTAAGTCAAGCAACTCTTTCTGTTGTTCCAGGATTGTTTGCATTTGTGTGCTAACTGTAGCCAACCTTGTGTTAAGTCCTCTAACGTCATTGTCTTGTACCGCCTGTTCTAGTGTTTGAATACGTGAGCTAAGTTTACCTGCCTTACTATCAAATGAATCTGACTTAGAAACAACAGTCTCTATACCTGATTCAACAGCATAGAACCTTTGCAATGTGTCATATCCGTAGTAGATACCACCACTAAGAGATCCTAGTATAGGTAGGGCAGCAGCTATATACCACCCTTTAAATGTAAACTTACCAACTTTTACTTCTGCATCTTCTATCATGGTTGTGGATCACTGTTAGCTAATGACCCATGCTGTATTATGTATGTAGCTGCACCATAAATATCATCAGCCTCTTTCATGTCATCTGTTAGATAACCATTCCAACCTGTAGCATTACCGTAATTATCCCATGTAATGACAAACTCGTCAATGCTTTGTGTATATGTTAGAGCTGAGTAGTTGCCTATTACAATGTTATTCTGTGATGCATAACTGTCAATACTTGCTGTTAAGCTTTCGTTGTTAGCAGCAGCCATGAATGCACCTGCTTGTTGAGCATAACCTTCAACAGAATCTAATGCCTGGTTGTACGTATCTACTTCAGCTGCATCTATAGAGTACTCATCCGTAGCTAACATATCTTGTAGAGCTACCTGTTCAGGTGCTGTATCAGCTTCTAGTGCAACTTCAGCAACAGATGTAGCACTCATAAGAACACCTGTAGCATCTACTAATGTGTCAACAGCTAAAGCTAAATTGTTCATAGAAGCTACGTGCTCCTGTACAAATAGTTGTTCTGCTGTCTGTGCTGTCGCATAATCATGTTCCATAACTTGATCTACAGCATCTAGGTAAGCTTCAAGCATTGAGTTAGAGATGTGACCATCGTCCATTGAGCCGTCTACAACTACACCACCTGCAGCTGCATATCCTGTAGCACCTATGCCTAATTGGATTGACAACTGTAATCTGTTATCTATGACATCAATACTGTCAACTAGAGCCTGAAGTTTTTCTTCACCTGTTAGTGCGTTTGCTTGTCCTGAAACGGTCACTAAGACTGAGCTTGCTAGTAGTATCTTCTTTACTTGATTCTTCATTTGATTCTAATTCCTCTCCTACCTTCAACAAGGTGTCCCAAAATAACTTATTGTCTTCATACCCTACCACAAAAACGGAAGGGTTCTCCCTATACTTTAGCAATGCACTCTTGCCCATGAGTAATTTACCAGTGCTAAAATCATTTACAGGACATGGTGTGTTAGCTAAAACCATGGCCTTGAATACTGCTGGATCGTCACAGAGAATACTTATCCCTGATATCTGTAAACCTAACCCACCTACCTGCTGTGGTGCTCCTATAAGACGAGCATTCTTTCGTCTATTACAGGAGTGGTCTTGTTGCATTGCACCTGCTGACAAACCTATTACACTTATTTGTATACCAACAGAACTTGGCATCAAACATGAGTCGTTACCACCAGCACCCATAACTGTAGGAGCTATTGAAGACATGACAGGTGATGCTTGTCCCGCACCAGCTGCGTTGTAGTTATTTGTAACAGTCTCGTCTGTATTGTTACTGTCTACTGTACTGTCTTGGTAGTTGTTAGAGAAGTCTCCGTTGACATCATTGGCTAGTACACTGTTCACCAATAGCATCTTCAAGACTAGGGTCTTCACACATAAGTTTAATAGCAGCTTCAGCTTGACCGATAAGGGATAGTGTTTGTGCATTTAAATTTCTTTGACATGTTGGTTCATTGTTAGGACAAACAGATGGATACTCAAGTACTGTAGAAGTACAACCAGCTAGGAAAGCTGATAGAACTAATAAGCTATTCTTTCGCATTCATCTTTTCCATCATTATTCTTATAGACTTAATGTTCTCATCTATACGAGCTAGAGTTAAAGCCTGGCTTTGCACCACTGTCTCTAGTCTTTCTATCCGTACCTCTTGTCTGAGTAAATCCCTAGTGTTATTCTTTACACTGTTATCTAGTGATGACACATACCAAACAAGGGCTATGGTTTGACACACTATAGCTAAGACTAGTGTGATAGGTACGGACTTAGAGAGATGCCATTCTGTGTCTTTGTTTATCATTTAGTAAATCCTGCTCCGAAGTATAGGCCAACTATAGCTGACACAATGTGAGTATCCAATGGTGTTATGACAAAGCCAGATGCAGCTTGCCATCTTACAGTTTCGTTAGCACCGAGAAGCAAGTTAAGTATACCACCCTCTACCTCAGTGTAACCTACAATTACATTTACTTCAGGGTAGAATACAGCAACTAACTTAGGTAAGACTATGATAGCAAACACAGCAGACAGGGCTATGAGCCTACGTGTCCAAGCAAAGTGTTTGTCATTCTTACCTGCATTACGAGCCTCATCTACGGCACCCCTGTTGAACTCAGCTCTTTGTAGTAGCATCTCGTTCTGTGCTTGTTTAGCCTTAATGCTTTGACCCCATATGGACATGACCCCACCGAGAACGGTAGAGCCTAGCATTGTGATTAGTTCTAATGGTAATCCAAACATTTATTTATTCCTGTACTTGTTAGCTCTGGCTGTCCACCCTGCTAGGTTTTCACCATACTTGTCAGGGTCAGACTTAACTAAGTTATTATAAAACTCTATACGAGCATCAGCATACTCTGCGTTAGTTATGCTAACACCTTGAATAGCTCTTAAAGTTTCAGGTCCTATGTATCCATCTCTTTTATCTTCTGGCATGCCAGCCAGTTTTTGTAGAATACGTACTGCATTTCTACCTGAGTTTACTTGCATATCAAACACAGCTTCTTGTAAGTTTACAGGTAACTGATTAAGTTTTGGTTTGTCAAAGTATAGTTGTTTGAATATTTGACGAGCCTCATCTTCTGTTACAGCTTTAATGTCAGCTTCTGTAATTGTGTTAGGATCAACACCTTTAAATTCTGCTAAAGCATTGGGTGTCACACCCCGATTAGTTCCTATAAGAGTACCGTCAGGTCTGTAGTTGCCAGTATCTTTTGGCCTATTCTGGAAACCACCTTCAGATACAAGTATTTCATCTAAGGTGCTGTCTAGGTTTAGGCCACCAATAGGTGTTGTGACAATCTCTTCGTCAGGTTCTTTAGGTGCAGCTTCAGCATTAGAATCAAAGTCAATGTCTTCTAAGGGTATGCCTAAGCTAGGTCCTTCGTTGATAGCTGCAGTTACCTCAGCATTTTCAGATGGTGTAAGGTTATTACTACGACCCCTTAACATGTCAGTGTCATCCTGATATTTAGTAGCTAAAGATTCTAGGTTAACCAACTTAGAGTCAATTAGTTTAAGGTTGTTTGACAGCTTTAGTACTTTGTTAAAGTCAATACTAAATATGTCTTTGAGTAAGTACTGTGTGCCACTCACCATGATAGAAGCATCTGTATTAATAGCACTGTTTACCATAGGTGGTAACTGTAAGAACTTCTCTAAACCACCAGCAGCATTAATCTTACCTTGCATCTCGGCCCAACCAGCTGCACCACCTACAAGTTTATCTTTGTTCTTCTCTATCATGTCATTGTTTAACTGTAACTTACCTTCAGCATCTGCCATGACAAGCTGTCCTGCACCAGCACCAGCATCTAACCTGTTGTTAAGTTCCAATGATTGTCTTACTCTTTCAGATGACAAACCAGCTTGAAGAACATCATTAGTCTGAGCTGCATTCTGTGGGTCAACACTATAGATAGTCTCTAGGTTTTTAACAACACTATTAGATGCAAACTTTGATAACAGTTTTTCACCTAGAATATACTCGTCACTTTGAGAAGCTACAGCACTACCTGCTACATTCAAACTGGTTAAGAAACTATTACGAAACTCTTTGTTACCTAGTAAATCATTAGATGTTGGAACTTTTGCACTCTCAGAAAACTTTTCAACTACCGTCTTGTATTCATTTGGATTATCTTTGACAGTTGGTATATACAAGAGAGAAGGGTTTGTCCCTGCTACGTCAGCTACAGATGGTGGATTAGCTGTATTAAATATTTCTACAATCTTATCCTCAGTTAAATCTGCACCTGTAAGAAAAGTCATTGCATCAGCTACAGTTTTACCATCTGTATTGTTTGCCATAAGGTTTTGAAACTGACCTATATTCTTACCCTCTTGCATTGCTCTTACAACTGCAATGGTTCCTGCACTAAAGCCTTCGTTTTGTAGAGCAATTTGAATTGTATCAGCTAACACAGCACCTGGAGTATTACTTACACCCTTCCCTATATCATCAAGAAGGCCTGTCATCTGTTCCATAACAGCACTAACTTGAGGGTTGGTTTTAAACTGACCATACTTAGCAGTCATTTGACTTGATACTGAAAGTTGCATAGATAAGTATTCGTTCTTTGTTATTATACCGTCACCTAATGCTTCTTTAGCAAATGATGCAAGTACATCATAATCAGCCTTAATGTTGTTTGATACTACTGTGTCATCTACAGGTTGACCTAATGCTAATTTTTTAGTCTGAATATTTAACTCATTTTCAAGACTAGCTTTATCTTCTAATTTATTTAATACAGCATTGTCTACAGCATCAGGAGTAGCTACCTGACCAGCTACTTCCAACTCAGACACAACAGAAGGTCTTATAGCTTTGGCAAATTCACCTTTAAGAAGGTTAGCTTTTTCAGCCTCTTCATTTGTATCATATCCAAAAGAATTAAAATCTCTACCAGATTGAACTTCGTATTGATTCTGTAACCCTTGAGGAACATTGGCATCTTTAATCTTACTTATTTCACTTCTAGCTTTACCAAGTCGTCTATCAAAATCAATTTGATTAATACTGCCTGATTCTTTTAATTGTTCTAAAGTACTTAATTCAGCACTAAAGTTTGCAATTAAAGACTGCTCGTAGTTAGGTGCACCCTTAGTAGAACTTGATGGTTGAGCTTTTAGAAATGCACCAGCTAGACCACTAATAGCTCCGATAGCTGATGGTTCCTGTACAGCCTGTTCAGATATAACTTGTGTCTGTAGATCTTGTTGAAATAATGCCATTGTGATTCCTTATTGTACGGTTTTTTGAAGCTGTTCTGCTTCCATGTTACGACCTAATCTTTGTAGTTGTTTAATTCTTTCAAAGGTTGTAGCCTCTGTAAAGCCTCTGTATACTTGAAGTCTTAGTTTTTCCTGTAGGTCAGGCTCTAGTCCTGTCATATGACTAATAGAGTAATCAATACTTCTCTTTACATCATTAGCTCGTTCAGCATTCCCCTCTTCGATAGCTCTCCAGTATCTATTGATAAGAGGACTAATTTCTTTAGATAGCTTACGGTATGTTTTGTTACCATTAAAAATAACATCCTTTGCATCATAAACTTGTTGTACTTCCTCTAAAGGTATGCCTAAACCTGTAAATATAATATCTAAGGCATTAAACTTAAAGTCAACTTCACCACCTTTTCTGGATATGTAAGCATTATGCACGAGCATACCTCTTACTTTTTCAATGTTGTCAATAAATTTAATATTACGGATTAGCTCTAAAGTTTTTTGTTCTATCTGTATTGGGTCACGTCTGATAATAGAACCTATCCATTGACCAAAGTCAGCAACAAGATCCCCAGATGCTCCACCACCAGCACCCAGTAAGTTTTCTCCAAGAGTGCCATCACGGTAGTTACGGAATGTTTGCATGACACCGTCACCTAAACCTACTCGACTAGCTAGAGCTATCTCAGGTACATTCTCTCCACCTGCCCAAGCAAACAAAGCATCAGGTACTCCGTTTTTAACCAGACGGAATGAATCAGAACCTGGTTCTATTTGCATATTCACTGGTAGATATGAGTTAAGTGTTTCAACGGCAGGAACAGCATTACTAATACCTATACCTGTTTGACCCCAGAATGGTCCCATCATAACAGCAAGTTTCATTCTTTCAGCAGGGGTTAAGTCTTTACCTATAAAGATACCTTCAAATGATCTAAGCATGAATGAGTAGAACTGAGTAGGTACTCTAAGTAAACCTTGTTGTATTTCAGAACGACTCATGTTTGTCATGTTAAGGGTGTATGCTTGCTCTTTATTTGACACCCAAGTACGTCCCTCTTCAGAGAGTAGGCTCTTACCTTTGTTAGCTGCCTTCCACTTACGAACAGCTACACCGTAAGCTGACACACGAGAAATCTGTTCACCCTTATTAAAGAAGAACATACCCGTGTTCATTCCTTTTTCCCAAGCCTTACTTAAAGTTTTAGCTTTTACTCTTGAGGATTGTTTTGAAAAAACAGAAGAAGCCTTTGTAGCTCTTTGGAAACCTTCAGCAATGTTAGTAGGGTCAACTTCATAACGAGCCATGTCTATAAACAGTTGTCGTATTTCTTTAGACTCCGCCTTAGAATAATCAAATGCTTTACCAAATCTTTCAAGAAAAATATCTAAGGGTTTACCACTCAAGTCTAAAGAACTATACAAGTTTTTACCCATAACAACACCCTTGATACCGTCATCAAGACCTGCCATAGCAACCATTGGTATAACCTGTACAGACTGTAATACCATTTGGAATGGATCAAGTAGGAATGTTTTCTTAAAGCCGTAGTTGTTTAGAAAATGAGTAGGATTAGAAGGGTTAAACTTTTTACCAGTCGCATCATAGACAAGGTTAGACATTTCATCAACTATACGCATAAGCCATGCGTCACCAAATCCATCACCACCCATTCTTAAATCTGCAATTCTTTTACGTTCGTATATCTTATTTATTATTTCATTTTTCTTTGCGCCCTTAAACCATCTATCAATGTTCTCATAATAAGAAGCATAGTCAGTGTTAGAACTATTAGCATCTGCTATTTGTTTAATCTTTTTACCTAGTGAAATCTTAACAGCCTGGTTATACTTACTAAAACCTAACTGTCTGTTGACACTATTGGTTTGGAAAAGGATACTATTTAATGGGTTGTCATTTACAGTAGCAGCACCATGTCCATAGTGAGTCAAAGGTTCGTCATTACGTTTATTGACAAAAGAATGGAAGTCGTCTAAAGAACCATTAGGAATAAAAGCATCTGCGTTTTTATCCACAAAGACAAATTTGTCATCTCGTGCTCTACTGTTAAACGTAACCTCATCACCCTCTACGTCTATCTTGTTTTTAGTGAACCACTTCTCAGCATCTTCCTTTAAGTTTAAGCTTGTGTTCCAAGAGTTATTTTCCTGAACAATCTCATCTGTTAACCTACCAGCTCTAAGTGCTTTATATATTTCTGTCATCTCTTTAACAGCTTTAGCTGATGTCTTAGGTGAACTAGCAGACAGTACTACATTGACAGGTTTACCATTCTTATCGAGTAGAACTATAAACTCTGTAGCTTCAGGGTTTACTCGTGGACCACCAGCATTGTAACCCATAGCATCTTCTATCTCAAGAGGTTTAACTACGTCAGTATCTACTACGTATTTAACACCACCCATGTCCATGTCTACTTCAAAAACGTTAGCCATAGGTCCGTCATAGTCAGCCTTGGTAAACTTAGCACCTGAACTTGCATCTATAAATAATTCGTTATCTGGTAAGTCGTCTATATCTACAGGTTTACCAGCTAAGAACTTTTGTTCACCATTAAGTATAGTCGAAATTCTACGGTAACCTTCTCTATGAAGACCCTTGATTAAACCTGTAGCACGTACAATGTAGTTGTAATCACCTAGATCAACAGTAGCTTGATAAGCATCCATAACTTTTTGAGATGGGGTTTTACCTTTGTTGTCAGCTTTCCACATATCTATGAAATCATCTGTAGTATACCAAGTCCTTTGAGAAGCTAGATCTCCTGATTGTAGTCTTGCAACAATAGCACCAATCTGTTCGTACTCAGCACCTGACACCCTACCTAATTTATCAAACATTGTCTTGGATATTTGAGTCAGACGTACTGAACCACTCTCAGCCCTATTAGCTAGGTTAGTTAAGTTAGCATTGTCCCTTAGATAAGCACCTGTCAGATTAAGTCTACCAAACACTGCAGCATTAGCTCTGCTTATCTTACCTTCGATGTTTCTAAGAAGAGATACTTTACTTTCAGGTGTATACTTCCAAGCCTCATCAAACTTATTTACATCTACAAACTCGTCAAGGTCTAGTGCTTCATCATAGGAGATAGCCCACTTGTTGTTAGCTTCATCAATAGGAATGACAGATGCTTCTGGCACATCAGCTGCATACTTTTCTGCTGTTGCTTTTGCTACAGGTTTTCCTGTTTTTGGATTACCCATAACTATAGAAATTTTATTAAGGTTGTAGTCTACCTTAGTATCAATCATAGATCTATTAAGTTTCTTTTCTAGTCCCTCAACTTTTTTGGTAATGTAAGTAGCTAGCTGACCCTCATCTATTACCTTACCTAATGCTGTGTTAACGTACTCAAAAGCTTCTTGAGATATTCTATTAGCAGTCTGACTTTGAGCAGCTGATGAAGGTAAAGGTCTTACAGGTGCTTTGTCACCAACAACATCTACCATACTTGGTCCCATAGATCCTAAGTTCTCAGGTTCATCTGTACGTTTAGCAATGTTCTCAGCAACTTCTGTAGCTGCGTCAGGTCCTGCCAAAGCACCAGCACGAGTAGAAGCTGTAGGTGATTCACTTATACCTTTTAAAATCTTAGATATTTTACGTGCTTCATTTACAGAAGATGCTGTTTTAACTACAGTCTTACCTGCGAACCCTGCGATTGGTAAAAGATCTATAGCACCAAGAACAGCATCACCAAAGGCTTTGTCATCGTTGCCTAGTTTAGTTGCAGCTGTTAGTAACTCTTGTAAAGCAAAAGGGTTGTCACTAAAGAGAAAACCTTCTTCAAGATAATCGTCTATTCTTGTATCAAGAAATATCTCAAAGTCTTGTACTGACATGTTTGAAGAAATTGCATGGGCAAACTCATGGTTGACAGAACTAGGTTTAAGTGTCACCTGTTCCCAAGCACCTATAGGAAAGTTCCTAAGTATGTAACGATCAAACCAGTTAGCTACAGTACCAGCACCTGTCTTAGCTGCATTGTCTTCTATAGCATCTTGAAGCTTCTCTACTGTAAGCTGATACTTTATAGAAGCCAAGTTAGCTGCTTCATTAAGTGCAGGGTTCTTCATAGCTTGAAAAGAATTATCAAAGAAGTCACCTAGTGCAATTAACTCAGAACCTTTAGCTGACTGATCAGCAAGTTCCTCAGCTTTTTCTTCTACAGTTTGTTCTTCTACTTGTAAGTTACCTACAGACTCCCTAAGAGTTGTTGTAACAATCTCTGAGACACCTGCACGTACATCAGGTAACTCTTCAGGTAAACTACCTGTAGCACCAAGGACAGCCGTATCTCTACGTTCAGTAGCAGCAGACTTAGGGTTAGGTGGAGCAGTTTCGTAAACTACTTCATCATCCCCAAGTACTTTTGCTTCAATGTTTTCTTCACCTAAAGTAACAGCCATTATTATTCTTTCCTATATTTAGGTTTTTCAGCCAAAAATGTCTTTAATTTTAGAATCAATTGCAGAACTGTTAGACATTGTTTCCATACCCAAACCAGCTACAGCACCTGCTGTTTGTGCTCTACTCTGCTGCATACTAATCTCTTGAGATAATCCTGACATTTGTCTTGCAAACCCAAGACTACCAC